TAAAACTAAAATGAAAGTAAATGATAGTAGAGTTATATTTACAAATCCAAAAACACTAAAAGAAGAATCTGTAGATGTATCTAGGTTGATAAGAGTATTTGTAAATAATATGGAATCAAATAAACGGAGTGTAAAGTGAGTGATAGAAGAGCACAAGAAGAAGAAATTACAGCTTTATCAATGAAACAATCTATTCTGGCAAAGAATGAAAGACTTGCTAAAGAAAAAGGAATGTTAAGATTATATACTCCTACAGAAGAAAAAATATTAAGAGATGGTTTAAATGAGTCTAATTATACTACACACGAAATATTAATGATGGGTTTTAATGAGGAACAGATATTAAGAGAAAAAGAGGAAGAGGACGATGCCTAATTATACTTTTGAGAATAAAAGAACAAAGAAACAGCATACTAAATGGTTATCTATGAGTGAAGTAGATACATATTTAGAGAAAAATAAGAACCTTCGTCAGGTAATCACATCAATAAATATAGTAGGTGGTGTCGGAGGCATCACACATAAGACCGATGGAGGCTGGAAAGACAATTTAAGTAGAATTGCAGAGGCACACCCTAAAAGCCCACTAGCGGCAAGATATGGAAAAAAGACAATCAAACAATCTAAAACAGAACAAGTAATAGCAAAACATAGAAAGAGGAAAAAATGGTAAAAGACATACCTGATTACATGCGTGGATTTGATATGGATGAAGACTATGGTTTTACTGCTGTATCCTCTGCACCTAAAACAGATACAGAACAACCAAAAGTAGATTTATCAGCACTTGATAATCAATCTTTAGAATTAGCAAAAGTGAAAGATGATGTATCATCTATTAGATCAATGATGAACGAAGTAATGCAGATCGTTGCAGAAAAAGAAACTGTAACAAAAGAACTAGAAAGTGCAGATGTAAAAAATAGATTTAAAGATATAGAGAAAGTAATATTACCTTTTCTTTACAATCTATCAAAGAGTGATGAACCATATATACATTGGCCAAATAGAGGTCCAATTATTAAGGCTCAAATAGAAAAAATACTCAAATTAACGAGAGGATAAAATGAAACTAACAGATAATTTTTCATTAAAAGAAATGACAGCCTCACAAACAGCTGACAGGCATGGTATAAGTAATAATCCTAGTGAAGACCATATGGATAACTTAAAAAAACTATGTGAGAATATACTACAAAAAGTCAGAAATCATTATGGCAAAGTAGTATCAGTATCTAGTGGTTATAGATCACCTGAGCTGTGTGTGAAGATAGGTTCAAGTATGAAATCTCAGCATGCCAAAGGCCAAGCTGCGGATTTTGAAATATTTGGTGTACCAAATTCAGAATTAGCAAAGTACATAATTGAAAATTTAGATTTTGACCAACTGATATTGGAGTACCATAATCCAGAAGAACCTAACAGCGGTTGGATACATTGTTCGTATAAGAATCCTGAAGATAATAGAAAACAGGTATTAAGAGCATACAGAGATGATGCTGGTAAAACTATATACGAACCTTACGATCCAAATTGAGCTGTTGAACGTCTTAATAATGAACAAAAAAGAGAACAAGATAAAATAATTGATCTCTATACACAAAAAGGTATATGATAAAAGTATATGATGATTTTTTGGATCAAAAATATTTTGATGAATTATATGGTGTAGTATCAGCGGATAATTTCTCTTGGTACTACACACCATGCAGAACGAGAGTTGGCGATGGTGATTATCAATTCATACATACAATATTTGACGATTACAAAGTACAAAGTGATGAATTACATAATTTGCTTGTGGATTTTTACAGACAATTAAATGTCACTGCATTAATAAGAAACAAACTTAATTGTACAATCAAAGAAAATACTCGTAGAACAGCTGGTTTTCATACAGATAATGAACTGGATGCATTAACAGCAATATTTTACTTAAACACAAATAATGGTAAAACAATATTTGAAAGTGGTGAAGGATACGAATCTAAAGCAAATAGATTAATAACTTTTCCGTCTAAATTAAGACATAGTGGAATGGTATGTACTGATGTTAATAGAAGAATGGTTATGAATGTCAATTTTTATTGACAAAATACAAATAATGTGGTATAATTAATAGATAACATAGGATATATAATGAAATTTAAATTTGTAGATATAGATAAATCTAAATTACCAAAACCTAAAAGACGTAATGTAGGTGGTATTAGATTTTATGAAATAGATGGACAACAATATCCATCTGTAACGACAATTCTGTCTTTAAAGAAAACAGAAGAATTAAAAAAGTGGCGTGAAAGTATAGGTGAAGACGTTGCCACTTGGGAAATGAGAAGAGCTGCTAGACGTGGTAATGCTTTACACTCATTAGTAGAGAATTATATAAAAGGTGAAACTCCAGCAATAAGAGATGTACTACCTCTAGGTATGTTTAGGTTAATCAAACCTTATGTTGACCAAATTGACAATATACATTTATTAGAGAATATTATGTATAGTGAGAAGTTGACTATTGCAGGTCAAGTTGACTGTGTTGCTGAATTTGATGGTAAACTATCGGTAATAGATTTTAAATCTGCCAACAAAGAACGACAAGAAGCCTGGGTAGAGAACTATTTTTTACAAACCACAGCCTATGCTATTATGTACGAGGAGATATTCGGAAAGCCAATAGAACAAATCGTTGTTTTATTAGTAGCTGAAGACGGTGCTGTGCAAGTTTGGAAGAAAGACCCTAAAGATTTTCAGCCTAAATTGTTAGAAAGTATTAATGACTTTTATAAATATTATGAAAAGCAAAATAAGGACAAAAGTTAGAACTAATCACTATCTTGCCCTTAACAGCAAAGGGAATAATGAAAAAATTAATACTTACAATATACTTACTGTTAATGACAGGAGTATATGCAGAACAAAAAACTTACAATTTTTGGTGGGAAAAAGTACCAGCAGTATGTAGTACCACTGAAGAAATAGAAAGGTGGGCAGAAGATAACGACTTCACACCTATTAATGTAAGTTACGGAAAAGAAGGTGGTGTACAAGAGGGTGAAGTAGTTTATATGGTTGTATATTGGCTTAATGAAAGACAAGAAACATTTGCATCTGTACAAACACCTCTACGACCAGATCAAAGCTGTGTTCTCTTTAGAACTTTTGACCTAAAGATGAATATAGAATTGTTGAAAGGCACAGACCTATAATGAACAAAATTATAATATTAATAGTATCAGGTTTACTATTATCTGCTTGTAATATAAAAGAACCAAGATTAACATTTGGTAAAAAATGTGTGATAAAAGATAACAAAGTTGTCTATTCATACGTTTGGGTATACGACAAACAAGTTGGTGTACCAGCAGATAAAGAAACTTGTAAATTATTAAAGAATTAGACGTTGAAGGTAATATAATAACTAGTGAGGACGTGGGGGCAGTACCCACCACCTCCACCAATTTAAAACACATAAGGTGTGCTTTAGGGGGGTGAGTTAGATTCGACTGCTACTAAAGGTTACTGGAGTTTAATCGCTGACAACGTAATGTCAACTTATAAATGCTAACAATAACTTAGCAATGGCAGCATAATGCCATAGAGGTTTGCCTGTACCTAGCAACAGAAACAGGCATTTATATAGGAGTATAATATGGACCAGTGGAATATAATAGATCACACATTTAAATTTAGAGTAGGTGATTCAGATGAAAAAGGTGGTTGTACATTTATCGGTGGGGAATGGAAAGACGTTTCCACTGATGACTTATTTAAAGGTAAAAGGGTAGTATTGTTTAGTTTACCTGGCGCCTTTACACCAACCTGTTCAGGACAAGAACTACCAAGTTATGATGCAATGTATCAACAATTCAAAGACCAAGGTATAGATGATGTGTATTGTATCTCTGTGAATGATGCATTTGTAATGAATGCTTGGGCTAGAGATTTACAAATTAAGAATGTCAAAATGATACCAGATGGATGTGGTACGTTTACGAGATCAATGGGTATGTTGGTAAACAAACCTAAACAAGGATTTGGTATGAGAAGTTGGAGGTATTCAGCTATAATTAATGATGGTGTAGTAGAACAATGTTTTGAAGAACCAGGATTTAATGAATTCAGCAATGATGATGACCCTTATACTGTCTCTGCACCAGAGCATATGATGAAGTATTTACAATCATCAGCACTTGACTCAAATGCAATATAATGATATAATGAAGTGTCAATTGGCAGGGTGGTAATCCGCTAGCGTGGAGCCACCCACAATAATAATATGAAAAACTTTGGTGTACTAGAAACAAAATTACCACAAAATGTGTACGAGCCTTTATTAAAAGAATGTACACAACCATTGAATAATGCAAATCAGTTTATTACTGGTATTACTAGTAAAGGTGTTTCAAAACAATATTATATAGAAAAGAATAAAAAATTACTAGATAATTTTGTATTAGATGTTAGAGATAGATACGATAAAAAGTTTCCAGGTTTAGATGACATAAGAGTATTGACGAATGGTCTACCTGTAAAAGTAAATCCTAGTTGGTATAATCTACAAACAAAACATCAATTTGTTCCAAATCATACACACGATGGCATTTATAGTTTTGTAATATGGATGAAGATACCATACGAGTACGAGGTAGAAGAACCAAATGGTGATGGTCTTACTTCTTGTTTTGAATTTACTTATACAAACAGTATTGGTAATATAAGAAACCACGTTTATAAATTAGGAAAAAAATATGAGGGTACTATGCTAATGTTTCCATCAAAATTACAGCATTGTGTATATCCTTTTTATACGTCAGATGATGTTAGAATATCTATATCTGGTAATATAGTTTTAGATGCAGGATAAAAATGAATAGTAAAGAATTTAGTTTAGAAATAGAAAAATTAGTAAAAGAAAAAAGAGATTTAACATATATGGATGCGGTCATATGGTATTGTGAGCAAAATGATATTGACGTTGCTACAGTAAATCCATTGATTAGTAAAACACTAAAACAAAAAATAGAAATGGAAGCACAAAAGTTAAACTTTTTACCAAAGACTGGAGTATTGCCTGTATAATGTATGGTGGATTTGATGTATTTAAAATATATATGGCAGTCAAACTCCATTTTACTACCGATACATATGACTACTATAAATATGGAGGCAAAGTAAATTGTAAGTTAGATACATTTACAAAAAGAAACGACAGGTACTTTTTTCATAAGTTAAGTACAATGTATGGTAAAGATGATATACTAGATTTCTTTGTGTCTAACTTTTTAGCAGATAGTAAGAAATGGGTAGGGAGTTTATTAAGAAATGATGGTAAGGAAGTTTACTTGGAATATAGAAAAGTTAAAGAGGCTTTTGAATACAATTTTAGAAGCGATTGTGTATTCCTTGCTGATGACTTTAACACTTCTGGCATTTCTTTTGATGGTGGTTTACTCGTACATAACGGCCAACATCCACGACTTCTACGATTATTGCTTCAGAAAAAAATCAGAATACAGACGGCAGTCGTGTTGGATAATATCTTATCGTATTGTAAGAATTGGAGTAAAGAAATTAAAGAACGAGTTGTTTGGCCTCATTGGGAAAATAAAATTGTTAAATTAAAACCATTTATGAGTTATAATCAAACACAATGTAAACTAATTATGAAAGAGGTTTTTGTTAATGGCAAGTAGGGATCAAAGGGTTATTTGTTTAGGCAACGGAAATAGTAGAAAAGGTTTAGACCTTGATAAGTTATCATTGT